AATAATTAAATAAAAATTTCTTGATTTTAATAAAACTCATTTAGGAGAAACTCAATGGCTGAAAGAATAGTAAGTCCTGGTGTATTTACGCAAGAACGAGACTTATCATTTCTTCCACAAGGTGTAGCGGATATAGGAGCGGCAATTATTGGCCCTACCTCTAAAGGTCCTGCTTTCACACCTACAATACTTAGAAATTATTCTGAGTTCGAAGAAGTGTTTGGTGGTCTCGATAAGCGTTTTTATACGCCATATACTGTACAACAATATTTACGTTCCGCTGGTTCGGTAACGGTCGTGAGGGTTTTAGGACTAGGTGGATATGTACCTGATATAATTACATTATCAAGTAGAATTAGTGGGTCAACTACAGATCACGCATTAGCTGTTTTAGCACCATCACGTGGTGGAACAAACGGAACTGCTGACTTGACACCATCTACAGGTAGTGGAACTTTTACTAATTACACTTTAGTAGTTAGTGGAAGTGGTATCACAACTTATACAAAAACGATTTCGTTTAGTACAGGTAGTGCAAATTATATTGGAGATGTCCTTAGTACAGACCCCCAGATATCAGATGATGGAGCAGGTACAACAATACCAGTCTATCTTTACAAAAACTTTAAGGGAATCCAACATTCCACAGGTTCAGGTGCTTGGCAGTCGCCAGTTACAGCATCAACAGGAACACTTGTTTTAAATTCAGGTGTAACTACTTTTGATGCAAATGGTAATGCTGACACATGGACAGGTAACAAAGATTATAGTGTAGCTAGAACACCATACCTACAATCTCAATTGGTAGCTGGTTCAAGATATAACTTATTCAGAGTATATACTCGTTCACATGGAACAGTTATGAGTAAGACATATAAAGCTAATATTTTAAATGTAAAAGCAGCATCTGCAATAGCAGGTAGCGATTATGGTTCTTTCTCTTTACAGGTTAGACACCACGCACCAAATAAAACAAAAGATAATCAGATAGTAGAACAATTTGATAATTTAACATTCGATCCAATGGCACCAAACTATTTCGCTAAAATGGTTGGTGATAGATTTGTTGAAATCGATTCAAATGGTAAGTTGACATATAAAGGTGATTATCCAAACATGAGTAAACATATTCGTGTTGGTGATTACAACAATTTAGAAAATATGCCAACAACAGTTGTTCCTATGGGTCATGGCGCAGTAAATATTCCTGTGGCTAGTGCTCCAAGTGCTTCTTTTGTTCACACACAACAGAATACTAATGGTGATTTCGATTCAAACATATATTATGGTTTTGATTACGATATGGATAAACGTCCTGATAATGGTGAATATTTAGCACCCATTTATTCAGCAGCCGCTACAACTGGTAATGTTTCTATGTCTCTTGAGAATATGTTAGGACACGCTGACGCAAGTGCATTAGCATCCACATATTCAGACGCTACAGAAAAGATTACATTATCACTTTCAGCTATTGGTCAGAGAAAGTATACAATACCTTTCCAATGGGGCTTTGATGGTGATAATCCTGGTAATCCAAAACTCACAGGTAATGACATAACTGCAGCTAACACACAAGGATTTGATATCTCAAGTGCTACAGCAAGTGGTTCAGTAGCTTACAAACGAGCAATTAATGCTATAAGTAATCCTGATGAATTTGACATTAACTTGTTAGCAATACCTGGTGTAATACACAGATTACATCCAAAAGTAACTAATCATGCTATTCTTAAAATAGAAGCAAGAGCAGACGCTTTTTATGTGTTGGATGCAGCTGCATACGGAGATTCTATTGCTACAGTAACAAATACTGTAAGTGCTTTAGATACAAACTATGCAGGAACATATTACCCCTGGGTTAAGATAGTTGATGGAGACACAAACAGACCAGTTTGGGTCCCACCTTCAGTTGTATTACCTGGCGTAATCGCATTTACTGATAAAGTAGCTCACGAATGGTTCGCACCAGCAGGTTTGAATCGTGGTGGTTTGACTACGGTATTAGAAGCAAAATCAAGATTAACACACGCTGAAAGAGACGATCTCTACGAAGACAGAGTTAATCCAATTGCTTCATTCCCAGGTCAAGGTGTTGTAGTTTTCGGACAGAAAACATTACAATCTAAACCATCAGCATTAGATAGAATCAATGTTCGTAGATTGTTGATTGCATTGAAGAAATTCATCGCATCATCTTCAAGATACTTAGTATTCGAACAGAATACAGTAGCAACACGAAACAGATTCTTGAATATTGTTAATCCTTATCTTGAAAGTGTACAATCCAATAGTGGTTTAAGTGCATTTAAAGTAGTAATGGATGAAACTAACAATACTCCTGATGTTGTGGATAGAAATAGATTAGTTGGACAAATCTTTATTCAACCTACAAGAACTGCAGAGTTCATTGTGTTGGATTTCGTTGTTCAACCTACAGGAGCATCGTTCCCTGAATAAGTTTGACTTATAACATAACGTTGTCTTATTACGAAAAGCCCTACGAAAGTGGGGTTTTTCTTTTTGTATAAAACTTCTATAAAACTAATAAAAACAATATATTTTGATATTGATTATTTTTTCATTTTATGATATTTATATAGGAAGATAGAAATTGCTTTTAAATGGAGACAAATAATGCCTGATATTCTCGACACCAACGAAATATTCTTTACACCATTTGAACCGAAAACAAAAAATCGGTTTATTATGTATATAGAGGGTATTCCATCATATTTAGTTAAAGCGGCTGCAAGACCACAAATTCAGTTCGAAGAAATGGTTTTAGACCACATTAACGTTAAGAGACACCTTAAAGGTAAGGGAACGTGGCAACCAGTTGATATAACACTATACGATCCAATCGTTCCAAGTGGTGCACAAGCAGTAATGGAATGGGTTCGTTTAGGACATGAATCTGTAACGGGTAGAGATGGATATGCAGATTTTTATAAAAAAGATATTACATTCAATATGCTAGGGCCAGTTGGTGACATAGTAGAAGAATGGACATTAAAAGGTGCATACATACAAACAGCAAACTTTGGTGAGATGGCTTTCGACTCAAATGAGCCAGCAGACATCACCCTAACTTTACAATACGATTACGCAATCTTACAATTCTAAAAGGAGAATACTATGACTGAATGGATAGCAGCAAATTGGGAATATGTTTTGGTTGGTATTTACGCGATTGAAAAAATCGTGAAACTTACTCCAACAAAATATGACGATATTTTATTTGATATGATTCTTAAACCAATCAAAGAGAAATTCGCACCGAAATAATAAATTGTAATTTCAAAAATTACTAATATAGTTATAATAAACAGGTTTTAATTCAAAATGATAACAATCAGAGGATATTTGCATGGCAAAAACTAACTTTCCAACGGAAGAGGTAAATCTTCCGTCAAGGGGATATTTCTATCCCAAAGAAAACCCACTTGCTTCAGGTAAGGTGGAAATGAAATACATGACAGCACGAGAAGAAGACATTCTTACTTCACCTAATCTATTGAAGCAGGGAACTGCAATCGATAAACTTTTAGAAGCTCTAATAGTAGATAAAAAAATTAAATTAGATGATTTACTTATAGGTGATAAGAATGCACTTATTATTGCAGCAAGGATACTTGCATATACTAAACGATATGATTTTACTGCAATCGATGAAGACGGAGAAGAAACTACTGCATCAGTAGATTTAACATCATTAAATGATAAAGAAATTGACTTTAAAAATATACCAGAGGGTGTAAATGAATTTCCATTCAAATTGCCAAATAGTGAGAGAGAAGTAGTTCTTAGAATTTTAACTCATATGGATGAAAAAGGACTTATAAAAGAAGCTCAAGCATTACAAAAAGCAAAGATGTCTACGGGCATGACAAGCCGTATGAAAAGAATGTTAGTCTCAGTTGATGGTAATTCAGAAAGAGCACATATAAATAAATTTGTTGATACTGAACTTTTGTCTGTAGATGCATTAGAAATCAGAAGACACTTATTTACCATGACTCCTGATGTTGATATGACGACTATTGCTACTTACGCTGATGGTACAGAAAGAGAGGTTGTAGTGCAGGTTACTGCACAGTTTTTTTGGCCTTCAACCCAGTCATAAAAAAGAAGTATTCGAAGAAATATTTCAACTAATATATTACGGCAAAGGTGGTTTTACTTTTGCTGAAGCATATAGCCTACCAATTCATATACGTAGATTCTATATACAACGTCTTACTAAACAATATAAAGACGAAAATAAACAAATAGAAAAGCAACAAAAAGAAAATCAACGTAAACGATAATGTAAAAACTTGTCTGTTTGATATTTATATATGAATCAAAATTTATAATCCTTTGGAGTCAATTATGTCAGGTCGTATAGGTAGATACACATACAAAAATGAATCAATACTAAAAGA